ATTGTTGTGTGCTAATCATCATTATGAGCTAACGCTTACTGGGATGATAGAAGGAACGGACATCACGCAATGAGTACATATAGAATTTTGGATGTTTTTTCAGGAGCAGGTGGGGCCGGTTATGGCTACCACCTTGCAGGGTTTGAGGTTGTTGGACTGGACATCAAGCCACAAACTCACTACCCACTAGAGTTTCACCAGGGTGACGCCCTGGCAGTGCTCGATACACTACTTACTGGCAATGAGTGGAATGGCTACACACTGGATGACTTCGATGCTGTGCATGCGTCACCCGAATGTAAAGCATATACCGTCTGCAACCTGTCACCAAAGCAGAATTATCAAATGCTCATTGGGGAGGTACGCCAGCGCCTGCAACGCATCGGCAAGCCCTACATCATCGAGAATGTGGCTGGTGCCAAGAAGCACATGCATGCATCCCTGGTCCTGTGTGGCACCATGTTTGGACTGCCAATGGAACGCCACCGCCTGTTTGAGAGCAACGTGTTTATGTTCCCACCTGCAATGTGTGACCACAGCATTGCTCACATTGCAGTTTATGGGCACTCGGTCTGGGATTCGTGGTTAGAGGGCACACCACGCAAGGATGGCCGCCGCCGTCCTGATAGCGTATCCATCGAAGTGGGACGCCGCGCAATGCAGATCGATTGGATGAATATCGAGGAGCTAGCCGAGGCTATACCACCTGCGTATACCCGGTTTCTGGGAGAGCAATTGATGCAGGCAGTTTTGTATAACCGTGAGCAAGAAATAGCGTGAGGTGAGCGATGGATCTATGGGGGTTTGTCGAGCAAGAAGAGAAGCAATCTTCTCTTGGCGAGAACTACGAGCCCTGGCGTGGGCAGAAGTTTAGCGAACCACCGCAGATGTTGACGCTGGTTCGAGCCGGGTGGGCCGATGGTGATACGTCACCGGCAGCGCTTGACCGTTTGTCCATTGTCCTGTTGGGTGATCTCGTGACCTTTGAGATGGGTGGTATCCCGTACTTCTATGAAGTTACGGGCAATGCCATCATTGGGGATAAGGTGATCAGTGTGTGTGAGTTTGTGTCCTCCATCAAGCGCTACTATGGAGGGAAGGATGATACGCCACTGGCTCAAGACGAAGACGATGAGGATGTTGATTAAAACGCGACAGGGTGTTATGTCAAATGACACACCCTGCAAGCCATAGCGTGAGGTGAGCAATGGATCAAGCCATCATTGATGCCCTGCGAGAACGTGGCATCACGCTAGATGAAGTGCTACAGGATGACAAGCACACCTGCACTATCCCCATAGCACGAGGTGAATGGGGCGCAGTCACTGCGTATTGTGGGAAGGTCGCACGGTATGCAACTTCGTGGTTGCGCACTGATGGCTCGTGGTGTTGCCATTACCGGTGCCAGGAGCATTTCGATAGGTTGTTGAAAGGAGCGAAACGATGACCACACTCTCATGGTGCGAGGAAGCATGGTACTACCTGACCGATGAGCAGCAGCAGGAGATCTTGAGCAACCCCGATGCGACAGAGGAAGAGGCCTGGTACTACCTCACTGATGAACAGAGAGAGGAGATCATGAGTCGAGATCAAGAAAACCTGGAGAAATAGCGTGAGGTGGGAGTGTTCCCACCTCTTTTTTGTGCATTGCAGGTTGTTGGCTATTTGCCCTTCTTCTTGGGCTTGAGCGACGCCTTCACGCCGCTCTTGGTCGTCCAAACACGCACACGACCAACTTTTACAAAGGCCATACGCATCGCCCTCCTTTCGTTGTTGCTATAGTATAGACGCTTGAGAGTTGCTATTTCTCTTTTCGCTGCATTCTCCTGAGATATTCCAACCCCAGTTGCTCATCAGACTTCGCGAGCTGCTGCTCAATCGTGCCCTTGGCCAGTCGGTTGGCAAGTTTGAGCACGTTGTCGATGACCTCGTGCAACTGCTGCATCTGGGACTTGAGCCTGATGATCTCCTGGCGTTGTGCTGTTGTGACCTTCTCCGCTGACCACCTGCGCAACTGCTCGTCAAAGAGTGGCAGGTCGTTTTTCGCAGTGGTGTATGCCTTGATCACCCTCTGCACCGTGTAGTCGTCGAGGACGTGAGGGCGGTCCTTAGCTTGCAGTAGGGTGGCATACTGCTCCTGGTGTGCTGCCAGCATGCCGTCGATGTGCGTGGCGAGGGTTGGTAGAAATTGTAGTGGTCGATATTGAGGTTTCATGATTGCTCTCTTTCTTCTTTGTTCAGTAGTTCAGGGTGTTCGTAGATGTTCCCAAGGATATAGACCGTTTCGTTTTCCAAGGGCATTGAGTATCCTTCATCGTCCAGATAGACCCCATAGTACTCTTCTGGACTGCAATGATCTGACCCTTCAGTTCTTGTATGTCCGAGACGCACAACAAACCGCGTATAGTCTTCTCTCACCTTGAAGGCAACAATATCGCCTTCGCAGATCTGTTTGCCAGGGATGGCAAGACTTCCAGACTTGTCCCTGAACGGAAGGTACTCCATTAGCTCGATGTCTTTGGCAAGAATCCAATAGAACCATTTCCCGTTGACTTGCATCATCCTGTCCTTGTATGGTTCTACTTCTGGATCATTCGGGTCCATCTCGACATAGACGAGGTGCTCGAATGGGTAGGCGTTGGCGTACATGTGGGAGTACTCTTTGTCCCATGCCCGGTATCTGGGATACGTGATCATGGCTGCTCACTTTCTGCTATCTCACCCTTATCGATAACCTTATCCAGCGTCACGACGGCCTTGACTTTGCCATACTCCCAACTAGGACCGATCAGCGCATACACCACGCCTCCGATCCGGTTGAGATGGGTGTAGTCCCCTTCGGCGGGAAATGGCTGGTCTGGGTCGTCTAGTTCGATATTGAGCACGACCTTGTAGCGTCTTCTCATTGTGCTGGCTCTCTTTCTAAGGGGTAGTGAGTGACTACCCCTCTATGGTTAGGCTGGCTGGTAAATGACTAACGCTCTTTCAGAGACAGAATAAGGTTTATCCTCATCTTTGCTGCTCCGAAGATAGTTTTTGACTCTTTCTAAATCGCGTTTATGAAAGCTCAATAGTTTATCAGGGTGGATATCTTTCTTTTTGCTGTTGCATTTGTTGCAAGCAGGCACACAGTTATCCGCCGTGGTTCCTCCACCCCGACTAATCGGTACAAAGTGTTCAAGGACTTGGAATGGACGTGATTGACAGTAGGCACATTTCCCTCCAAAGTAAGTAATGGCTGCTGCCCATTGCTTAACCGTTAATGTGGCTGGTGTGTTTGCTTCTCTTGCTCTGCTTAAGTGCATATTGACGTGTGCGCCAATTTTGAGGAAGGTTTGATAGCAGTCATAGCAATAATCACCTACAGCACTGGCAGTCTTTTTCTTACAACTTTTGCAGCAGATGAATTGTCTGGCAACTGCATGCTCTATGCAGTGAAAGCAGCACTGGAACCCATATTTGTGAATAGTTCTTTGTGGAAATAACCTTCCACAATAACCGCATTCAGCCATTAAATTACCCCAAGGATCGGGGATATCATTGGCTTGTGCGCCAGGATGTTTTGTTCTGTACTCGATGATAATACGGAATGCTAACTTTTCTTGCAATTTACAGAAGTGTTTCCAACAATATCGTTTCCCCGAATGTTCATGATTAATGTATGGAGAAATTTCGTAAGGCCATGAATAGAGTTTCTCATATTGGGGACCATGATGATAACCACCTACATATTTTGTTTCTTCGCAATCATCACAAAAATCGCCGCCTTTTACTCTCCACTCTATAAAATTTTTCATGACCGCCATCATGCCATTCAGTTCGTCTTTTTGCTTTTCGCGGATAACTTGTTTCCAATCAAGAGAAGCGAGCATGTCAGCAACCTGTTGTGCTAAATCAGCATCTTGCTTTGTTTTCTCTAGAATAGAATCTGCTATAGAAGATACAATCCATTCCATATTATCCATGATGGTTCCCTCCTACTGTAAAAAGAATTTATCTGCCGGGCTTTCGTCTAGGTTCTTCTTGCGTCGGTCATAGCGTTCGGTAGTCTCAGGTCGTTGGTGTCGCACATAGTACTGCACTTTATGGAGAGGTTCTCCTTCACCCAGGAGATAAGTGATAAGTGTGCCTCGTAGACCATGTGGAGTTACGTCAAAGCCTGCTTTTTGTGCATAGGCAACGACAATTTTATAAATTTGATGCCCTCCAATAGGTTTATATGATGGTTTTCCATTGCGCTTGAAGCCGAAGAAGAGAGGAAGCTTATCAATCTCAGGATTGCGGTCTGTCGGTCTGGTGATGTCAAGGTGAATATCACAAGTTTCTAGATAGCTTTGAATATGCCTGTAAACATCGACTGGCACTTTCACATTGTCACGCCTTTTTCCTTTACCGTAGACAACCAATACTTGATGTCCCTGGTCCATAATAAGATGTTCTAGTTTGAGATCAGCACATTCAAATCGACGTAGACCCGTGCGTAGTAAGACCTGTAGCATCGCATAGTCTCGTTTGCCGATGGCAGTGGATCGGTCTATTTGTCGGAGCAACGTTTCTGCTTCATGTTTTTGTAGGACGGTATGGGTGCTTTCATTGTTGACTTCAAAGCCTTTAACTCCTTTCATGGGGTGATTTTTGATCCGTCCAGATTGCACATATTCAGTCAAAATGGCGCTGGCTACACTCCAGATGTTTTGTGCAGTCACATTACTATAGTGCTCTTCAAGATATTCATGATAGTCTCGCATATCATCACGGATTAATGTTCGAGGAGCTATTTCATTCTGCAAGAGCCAGACACCAAAGATATTGCCATTGCGTCGATAGATACGCTTTGAGCGAGTGTCAACATCTTTAATAATCTGCTCAATGACATACTGCAATTCCTCATAGTCTTTGGCTAAATGAGGAGGAATGATAATCTCCTGTTTCTGAGAGGAAGGAACAATGTCAGCCATATAGATCACTTTCCTAACTTTTATATAGTACGCAAATTGTTATTTACGTACCTTATCTTTCACTCATTATACACCACCTAACACCACATTGCAACATCATCACAACCCACAAATTAGAACATTCGTAGCAATTTGCACCCAACGCTGCAAACGTGGCATCACTGCCCACAATTGCTACGGTATCGTATCGATTTTGCGGGACCATTTTACCGACATCGGCAATATGGTATAGTAGCGAAAAAATCAGGAGGAGTATAGCAGTGAGTAGTGAACTTGACACACCGATGTTTCGAGCAATGGCCATGATTGTTGTTCTCGATACGGAAGACATGCAGCGCCGTGCTCGTGAGTTGGAGCAGAAGTACCCTGACAGGTGTTGCGTATCTGACATCAGCGCATGCAACATCCGAACGCCACAACTACCCTATCTCTACTATCTGGGTACTGTGAACGAGGAGTGGATAAGGACAGGGCAAGGAGAGCAGTGATGGAACAATCCCTACTAGAGCAAATTCAGAACATCCATGAGCAGGTGCGTGAATTTGTCGAGAGCCAGCGACCCTGCAAAGTGACGCGCATCTCAGGCTCGTCTACTACCTACTATGCTTCTCCTCTTAGTTCTCGTGTCACACTGGAAACAGAAACAGCGCTGGTTAACATCATGCTGGTGTTCCAGGTTGAGGCGGTGGAACTGAAACACTACCCTGGTATGCGCTTGTCGTTTCGTGTCGAGGTGGTGTCTGATGCAACGTTGCGAAACTGCACATTGATGATTGCTAACGAGCATATGGGTTGAGCAGCAATAGTTTCCTGCAACCCTGGTGGTGTGCTTTGCTTCTTGTTTGCTCCTACTCTTACGCACTTCCGGTTGATCATCCATCAGGTTCACTGTATAATTGTTCATGTAGTGTATTTTTGTACGAAGGGGTACCACCATGACCGCTTTACGACAACCAGAAGAGAATGAGAATGAGCAACCGATCTTGCCACTTACACCAGAGCTAATTGGCAAGATTCTCAGTCTCAATCCGAATCAACTGCGCAAACTGAGAAGGATGCATCGCAACGACTTCTGCGGTTGTCTGGTGCTCGTGGTTGAGCACGGTCAAGTGGTCAGTGTATCCAAGGTGGAACAATTTATGATTGGCCCTACTGAAGAGTAGGTAACGACGCCTATCGTTTAATTATCCGGTCCTGAAAAGGACGATTTAGGATTTAGACTCAGCGTCTCCAAGGCTAGCATTGCTATGTGCGTGTTAGCCCTGGAGACGCTTTTTGTTGTTTTTGGGAGGTTGCCAGTTGCAAAAAGTGGAACAGCAGCAGTTATTTGATTATGCGTCTCTGGATAATGAGACTCGTGTGTTTGTGCAGGAGAAGGCGCAATCTATCCATGCCAGATTGAAGCGCACTGCTGAAGATGTGATTGCCATTGGGCTGGATTTAATTGATGTCAAGTCCCAATTAGAGCATGGGCAATTTCAGCACTGGGTGTACTCTGAATTTTCGATGACATATCGTACTGCTCTAAATTTTATGCGAGTAGCAGAACGCTTTGCTGGCAAAAGTGAAATAATTTCACTTTTGAGTGTGACTGTTTTATATGAACTGGCAGCTCCCTCTACTCCAGATGTTGTTATCAAGATGGTCGAATCGGGTGATATAGATCCCACACTTCCTGCTATCCGTGAAGCCAAGCGTGAAACGCAAATCGTTGACGAGCACAATGCAGCCCTCAATGGGTACCGAGGGTACGAACGATGGCAAGAAGCCCATAAATGGGAAGAAAAACGCAAGGAAATGCAGGCATTAGTAGAGCAGGAGCCTGTATCAGCAGCAAATAATGAGCCAGAAACCGAATATACTCCTATCGATGACATCAACCCCAGCTTTACTCAGTGGCAACAGGACAATCTAGCACTAGGATTAGACCGCTTCGGTGATGTCCTTCCCAATGAAGATAAAGAAGAGCCAGAGGAAAAGATTATCCTTGTTGAGCCTCCTGAAGAGAAAGAACAGCGTAAAGAGCAGCGTGACGCCCACGTCATGAGGGTCATGGGTAGTAGCGAGAGTCCAGAGTGGTACACACCTCAGATGGTTATAGAGCGTGTTCTCGACATGTTTGGATCCATTGACACCGATCCCTGCTCTAATAGCCATGAGAACCCGAATATACCCGCACATACGCTGTATACGAAGGATGATGACGGGCTGGCTCATACTTGGTATGGGAAAACATACCTCAATCCTCCTTATGGCACTGAGATCGGCAAATGGACAAACAAGCTGATTGCTGACTACAAACAGGGGAATGTAGAAGAGGCACTGGCACTCCTACCAGCTCGTATTGACACGGCGTGGTTTTATCCTCTCTATGAATTCCTCATGTGCAATGTTCGTGGGCGCATCCAGTTTGCTAATTCTCCCTATAGTGCGCCTTTTCCTTGCGTCATTGTCTATCTGGGCAGGCGTGAAGATGTTTTTATTGCGACATTCAAGAGCCTTGGGCCAATCATGAGGAGGATTGGATAGATGGATAGGGGAAACTTCAATTCTGCCTACACATATGGAAAAATTGCAGAAAGTTTAATCGCTCAGTGGTTAATGATTACATTTGGATACATTTTGTTACCTGCCTATGAAATAGAAACCCATTCAGGAAAGGGTCCGCGATTATCAGGGCTCAATGGCGATTTGATTGCACCTGATCTGCTTGCAATCCTCATCAAGCGCAGGAAGGTACTAATGCAATGGTGCGAGATAAAGCACAAAGATCACTTTAGTTGGTTTCGTACAAACGCAGGTGAAGTACTAAACCCTGCCACTCTGAGATGCAGGCCTTTCCCTGGTAGGTGGCAAACTGGCATCGATTTAAGACACTTTGAGGACTATATCAAGGTGCAAGAACAAACAGGGATCGAAGTGTTTCTGTTGTTTCTGCATAGCTCCAGCATTCCATCCCTGGATGATTTAAAGCAAGGCTCAGAGAAGGTATGCCCAACGGGTTTGTTTGGTGGTTCTTTATACGATCTTATGCAGAACTGGGATCACAAAGATTCTTATGAAAACAAGAAGCGCCGTAAATTCCCGATGGTGTACTGGAATGTGAATGACTTAAATCACTTGGCTACACTTGATGAGTTCATGGCTGTATTGAACTCGAAGGGGCGTAAACCTACGACAGAAATGCTGCTTGGCAGTTCATTGGATGATTATCTTAAGCAGGTGGAAGAGTTAAGCAAACTGTCTCACGCACAACGCTATCTTGACGGCATTGTATGGGACAAGGAAGGAGACGGCGCATGAACTACTGCAACTTTTGTGGCAGATACGACGACACAACCGCCATCACACTGCCAGACAAATACCAACCCGACCAGCAGCAAGAGCGCATCGTAGTGGACTTGTGCGAGCGCTGTACCAACGAACTGAGGCAAGACGCATGACCACATATCGACAAACCCGACTCTTTACTTTGACATGGGATAACTCCAGCATCCCAAACTTGGAGTACGAACTGCGATTCCACCCGCGCCAGTGCGAAGGCGTTTGCTTTGGGAGTGACAACCCTCTTCCTGGTCTGGTCGCGTTGGGCAATGGCGTCGTGTATACCTCGATGGATGAGATGGAGCGCAATCTCAACGCCTACGGTAAATGCCGTGTAGACTACCACGACGAGGATGAGGAGCCAGAGCCAGAACCAGAGACAGAGCAGCAAGCAGTGGTGCCACGCTACAGGGTGCCAAGGAAAAGAGCATGAGCACAACGGACACATGCCAGATTGACCAATATGTAGAAGCAGCAAATGGGAATGAGTGCGGCGCATGCCCGAATCTGGCGACCCATACAATCGGGCTCACCATTAGTAGCGTCACTTTCTACTACAAGCTTTGCCCAGATTGTTGGACTCGTGTGCTCAAGGCGGCAAAGTTACAGGAGGCGAGCATGAGAAGAATGATAGAGGAGATAAGATGAGCATACCGCACTGTGTTAGATCGTCCTTGTCGTGATGACTAGAGGTGTATGGATGGAAGCAAACCAGATCTATCATGGGGATTGTATGGAGCTATTGCCACTTGTTCCTGATGCATCGGTGGATATGGTGCTGTGTGACCTGCCATATGGGACGACGCAGAACAAGTGGGATAGCGTGTTGCCTCTGGATAGGTTATGGGTCCAATACAAGCGGGTGGTAAAGCCAGATGGTGCTATTGTGCTGTTTGCCCAAACTCCATTTGACAAAGTGTTAGGCGTGAGCAATTTGGAGATGCTTCGCTATGAATGGATATGGGACAAGGGACTTGCAACGGGATTTATGAATGCCAATAGAGCACCCATGAAAAGGCATGAGAATATTTTAGTTTTCTACGAGACATCGGGGTTATATAACCCTCAATTTACTGCAGGCAAACCTTATAGTATCAAGAGGCGCAGCGTTGGTCCAAATTATGGAAAACTTAAAGATGTGAACTACACGACTGAAAGTGATGGGAAGAGATACCCCATTTCTATCTTACATTTTGCTAAAGAGGTTGGTTATCATCCCACACAAAAGCCTGTCCCTCTCTGTGAATACCTAATCAAAACTTATACCAACCCAGGCGAGATCGTGCTTGATAACTGCCTAGGTAGTGGCACAACCGCTATTGCCTGTATCAACACAGGGCGGCAATACATCGGGATCGAGAAAGAGGAGCAATATTTTAATGTGGCACTTGAGCGAATAAGGAAGGCTCAAGGGGCATATACACAACTTACTTTTGATGAGGGAGAATCAGCATGACCATACTGCACTACTTTAAATGTGAGACGTGCGACAAGACACATCAGTACAGCATTTCTGTCAATGTGCCAGAGGGTTGGCTCTCACTGTATACGAGCAATACGCTTGAAGGGCTCCATTTCTGCTCTGAGAAATGCCTTGCACAATGGATGTATGGCAACGCAACGCAAGAGGAAAGCGACAAGCCACCATGCAAGGCACGCCGTTTCATCCTGGTCGAAGGCGAGACCGCAAAGAGCTATACAGGGGTCAAGTTTGACAGCGACCATGTGGCGGTGGACTTTGAGACAGGTGATTTTTCGGTAACATACCCATCTTGGGATATTTTCATCAGGACGCTGCAAGACGATGATCGTATTCAGTGGATCGATCAGGAGGACAAAGCATGACCATTTACCTCAACGATAATAGCAATGGGACGACTACTATCCGCGTCTATGACGGGATCGGCAAAATCAGCGATGGATACCACACCTTCGATGAGTTATACAAGCATCGCATCCTGCTGTTCATCGCACTCATGAAATCTCATACAGATGTGTCCTGGTGGTCAGATACGCATGCAGACGGCTCACAGTGGGATGGTTGGATCATTGCCGGGATGCATCTACCGACTGGTGACATCACCTATCATCTGAATGCCGATTATGCTGCTCTATTGGATGGTGTACAGCGCCTTGAGAAAGCACCTGAGTGGGATGGGCATACATCAAACGATGTGCTACAGCGGTTACATGATTGGATAGCTAGCGGGGGCAAAGTATGAGCCTGTACAAGCATCAACCACACCTGCACACACCGCGCAACGTGAACCACGCTCACAAAGAAGAGCAGGCGAATGCAGGTCTTAACCAGCGTATTGCAGTGGCAATCACGAAGATGACCGGGACGATGTTTTGTGCGTACATCTTTGCTCTCCTGGCTCTGCTTGGCTTCCCTGCACTGAGTGTATTCTTTAGTCCACTGGTCGCTGTTTATATCGTCTGGGTGAGCCAAACATTCATCCAGCTCTGCATGTTGCCAATTTTAAGCGTAGGCCAATCGGTGTTAGGTCGCAAAGCTGAATTGCAGGCAGAGGAACAATATAAGACCACCATCAAAACCTACCACGACATAGAGCAAATTATGCTGCATCTTTCAGCACAAGATGAGACCCTCATCCTACTCCAGCAACACATCGAAGAGCAAAACAAGCTTATCCTGCAACTCTTGGAGAGCAAGAAACGCACACGCAAAGTCGAGACGAAGGGGCAAGTATTGTGATCGAAAATGCACCGAACTATGGTGGGGATACGGACAAGTTATGAGCGAGACAGTAAAGTGGTCTGCACTCACAGCAGAAGAGCGGGATCATTTGGTTGCCGAGAAAGTGCTGGAATGGAAGCAGGGGATCTGTGATGGTGAAATGGGTGAGCTGCCATGCTCGCCTGATGGCTGGTTTTGTCAGAAGTGTGGCTATAGTGGTTGTTGGGGTGATGACTATGAACATGAGGAGATCCCGCCACGCTACACCCAAAGCATGAGCACTGCTTGGAAGGTGGTTGAGCATATCACACAACCACCAACCAAACCATTGGGGATCAATGCACCCAATGTTCGCTTTGCCCAATGGTGGGCACACGCAGATCTGTGGGCAATGAGCGAGCGTGAAGCGGCTAATGCCATTTGCCTTGCAGTATTGCGTGTCTGTGGTGTAGAGGTAGAGCCATAGGACGACAACAGTACATCCTGTTGAAATATCAACGTGTAACAAGTATAATGATGTGTATAGACGTATCGTTAGTTCGTGTGTCATTCACCTGACCCGCTCGATACCCTGACAGTCATCGTCCATGACTCTCCTGACGATGTAAATCAAAATCGGCGAGTCTCCCTTTATGGGCCCATAGCTCAATGGTAGAGCAGTCTACAACATAGACGGACGGGGTTCAATTCCCTGCGGGCCCAATGCTCACTGAAAAGTGGGAACAGATGCTTTTCGCATGTTATCTGGCGCTGCAAAGTGCTGTAGGGATAATTGCTCAGCGTCTCTAGATCGCCTCACCGCGATTCTGGAGGCGCTTTTTGTTTTGTATGGAGGCAACATGTCAGTACTCATTCAATCAACCTTCGTCCTGGTCCTGTTCGTGCTCGTACGCTGTGCAGACCTGTCCATCTCGTCGGCCATTGCTCGTGGATACATTCGCGCCGTGTGCTATGGCATCGTTGCTCTTCTCGCACTGATCTACATCGTCATTGCTTTGTTTATTCGGTAGAAGGAGGCTTTGAGTCTGGGCATTAGAAGAAGATTGCAACGATTTGTGGGAATGCGTTGTGCGTTCTCAGCAGTTTTTATCAAGTTCGGGAAATACACCAAGCCAAGTGGAAACGCAAAGCACTACATGTTGATATTCGATGTGAGAGACGCCAGGGGTAGGTTGATGACCGATCACGTCTGGATGCCACTCACTCCAGAGGACCCGGTGTCCAGAATGCGCTTGCGTAGTGGTGAGGTGATTCGGTTTAGTGCTGAGGTGAACATGTACAGCAAGGGCACACGACGACGTAGGTACTTTGACTATGGGCTGGTGCAGCCAAGGGATGTTGAGCGAGTTGTGGTTGAGATAGAGCAGGAAAAGGAAGCATGAGCAAGAGACTGAATGCAGACAAGATTGTGAACAAGATTATCCCTGTGGATCTGATTGATGGGCATCCTGACAACTACAATCAACACCCAGAGGAGCAAATTTCACAATTAGCAGCCTCGCATAATTCCTTTGGTCAGTACAGGAGTGTTGTCGTCGTGGCGCGTCCTGGTGGTCGCTATACGCAGGTAGCAGGGCATGGCTATCTACAGGCAGCCAAGGGCGAGGGATTAACCCAAGTGAGGGCTGATGTGTTACCAGAGGATACACCAGCCGAGACCATCACTGCCATAATGATTGCTGATAACGAACATGCAAAGAACTCGTCTGCTGATGATGAACTGCTTGCACAATTGCTACAGGCTCAGGCTGACGCTGGCTATGATCTGGCTGCACTTGGCACTGATGAGGAAGCGTTGAGGCAAATGCTGGTATCACTTGGTGATGAGTATCTCGGAAGTGATGAGGATAACGAGGATAGGCCAGTCGAGTTCAAAGAATATGATGAGACGATTGCTGATGATCTGGATACTGAAATGTGTGCACAGTGTGGAAAGCTTTGTTTGAAGTCAGGGAAGGACAAGAAATAATGCTTGACTTCATAGATAAGCCAATCAATCCACCAGGACCATATAAGTTTAAGGTCATCACCACATTTGCAGGGTGTGGTGGTAGTAGTCTGGGTTATAAATGGGCAGGTGGCAAGGTGTTGGCTGCTGTGGAGTGGGATGATAATGCTGTGCAGACATACAGACTCAATCATCATGGCACACATGTCCTACATCGTGACATTGCCACCGTTACAGCAGAAGAGTTGCTAAAACTGACTGGATTGCAGCCTGGTGAGCTTGATATTTTTGATGGTTCACCACCTTGCCAGGGTTTCTCTACAGCAGGTAAGAGACAGTTAGATGATCCTCGTAATAGCCTTTTCAAAGAGTATGTACGATTGCTCAGAGGACTCCAGCCCAAGGTCTTTGTGATGGAAAATGTGAGTGGTATGGTCAAGGGACATATGAAGCATGTCTTTGCCATTGCCATGCGAGAACTCAAAGCCAGTGGGTATCAGGTCAAATGTCAGTTAATGAATGCTATGTACTTTGGAGTACCGCAAAGTAGAGAACGGGTGATCTTTATTGGAGTAAGGAATGATTTAGGGATAGAACCAAGTCATCCACAAGCACAAACAAAGCCTGTAACGATCAGAGAAGCCTTTGCTTCTGTGCAGGATGATGGAACTGCTGATAGAGTCGGACCTCATACAAAAATATGGAAAGGAATGCTATCAGTTAAACCAGGAGAAACACAACCAGGACACTTCTCTCATTGCAGGCTTCATTATGATGCGCCTTCTCCCACTGTGCAGAAAGCGAATGGACTAGCTCATTATCACATGTGGCATCCTAAAGAACATCGGGTTATCACTCTAGCTGAATGTAAAAGAATTGGATCATTTCCAGATGATTTTCAATTTGCTGGCAAAATTGGAGATGCTTGGGATCGTATTGGAAATTGTGTACCGCCTCGTTTTATGCAAGCCATTGCAGAGCACATCTATATCAATATTCTCAGTAAAACACAACTCATTGAGCGTATAGAGGAGGCTGCGAATGGCTGATAAGCTGGCTTCCAGAGCGGATTTGTGCTATAATAAACACATGAAAAATGTGTTGTCCGAGCGGTATTGCAAGTACCCCCGGACGTGGACCAATCTATTGAGGAGATTGATCATGAATACCTTACCACCTCCTGCCCAAGATGACAATACCCCATTGAAACGTTGTTCAGCTTGTGGCAATTCTTATCCAGCAACCACTGATTTTTTTCACCGTTATGCCAGAGCTAAAGATGGTCTACAAGTTCGATGCAAGTCATGTGTGAGCAATTATGGTAAAGAATACCGCAACATTCCAGAAGTACAGGATCATCGACGCGAATTAAGAAGAGCATACAAGAAACTTCCTATTGCACGAGCGCACCAACGTAAATATGCCAAGAAATACTGGAAAAGACCAGAGGTGCTTCAACGCAAATATTGGAACCGCAATCCTGAGCGATTGAGAGCTTATTATAAACTCCCACATGTACGAGCCAAGAAAAATGTTTATGGGCATAATCGGCGTGCTCGCAAAAGTGCTGTTCCTGGCACACTGACTCCTCAGCAGATCCTAATTAAATTAAAAGCACAAAAGTACAGATGCTATTATGCTGCTTGTGGTTACGCCAAATTTGAGAAAATTAATGGAAAGTATATCTATCATCTCGAACATACTGTTCCCTTATCACGTCCTGAAGCTTTACCACGGCATGATGTCAATTATGTTGTGCTGTCTTGCCCTACTTGCAATCGGATTAAACACAACAGGTTGCCTCATGAATGGGGAGATGGAGGAAGGCTGTTTTGAGTAAAAATGTGGACAAACAGGGGGGGACAATTCACCCCCCAACTAGCCGTAAAAATCCCCCTACACGTGACGCCAATGCAGCCCAAAGAGTGGCGCTCGCTGTGAAGCTGAGAGCCTCGAAAATGACCTATGACGCCATCGCAAAGCAATGTGGCTACTCCAATGCTTCAGCGTGCAGAAAAGCAGTACAGCGCGAATTAGACCGTGTTGTCGTGACCAATGTGGATACCTTGCGACGTGAAGAAATGACCATGCTGGATAGTCTCCAGGTCGAATGCATGAAACTGGCACTGGATAAAGAGAATAAAGGGCGTCTCTTCGCCATTGACCGCATTCTGGCTATCTCAGATCGTCGCTGCAAATTGATGGGCCTTGACAAACGACCAGAGGAAGATCTGACACAGCAGGCATATACAAAAAAGATCGTGCTTATGCCGTCACCAACAGGAAACCAGGATCATGACACAAATAGCTAACACAATCGAAGAGACCTATACCGCTTATGGCAGAATTAGTGAACTGTTCACGTCTACTGCCAATGAGATCATGCTTGAAGGTCCAGCGGGTACAGGCAAATCGAGAGGGAATCTGGAATACTTGAATTATTGTGCGATGACTTATCCTGGTTCTCGTCAGTTGATGGTGCGTAAGACCCGGCGCTCTCTTACTGAGTCTGGTATGGTGACGTTTGAGCAAAAGGTGTTGCATCCTGCTCAGGGTGTCCGGTTTAAGTCCAGTGTGCAGCAGTATCAGTATCCCAATGGCTCTATTCTTGCGGTTGGTGGTCTCGATAAGCCTGAAAAAATTCTCTCATCCGAATGGGATACGATTTACACTCAGGAAGGAACCGAGCTTGAAGAACAGGATTGGGAAATGTGCAGCATGCGTCTTAGAAATGGGCGCATACCCATTCAAAGGATGATAGGAGACTGCAACCCTGGACCTCCAAGCCACTGGATTCGACAACGCTCTATAGCTGGCAAGCTATGTATGATCCCAACACGCCACGAAGACAATCCGCTGCTCTATACCCGTGACGGGAAGATGACACCAGAGGGAGCCCGATATCTGGCACGTCTCGATGAGTTGACAGGTGTGCGCTATGCTCGCTATCGTCTTGGACTTTGGGTCAGCTCGGACAATATGGTCTATGAAGATAGTTGGGATAGAGCACGCAATGTGGTTGATAGGTTCCCGATCCCAAAGGAATGGCCTAGGTATCTCGTTTGTGACTTCGGGTTTACTCATCCATTCGTGTGTTTGTGGGCTGCTATTGATCCCGATGGGCGCATTTATATCTACCGACAAATCTATATGACCAAGCGGTTAGTGGAAGATCATGCCAAGACCATCAAGAACCTCTCTAGATGGGGACAGAAAGACGGTGAACCGCTACCTCGTGAGATTATCTGCGACCATAATGCGGAGGACCGCGCCACGCTAGAGCGCTATCTGGGGCTCAACACAATAGCCGCTCATAAGACAGTCTCTGATGGTATTCAAGCGGTTGCTGCTCGTCTACGTCCTGCCGGTGACGGGAAACCACGACTCATGATCATGCGTGATGGGTTGGTTGAAACTGATCGGGAGTTGGCAGAAAAGAAACATCCAACATGTGTGGAGGACGAGCCAGAAAGTTACGTTTGGGATACTCGACAAGGCATGAAGAAGGGTGATCAACCAGTAAAGGAATTCGATCATGGACAAGATTGTCTGAGGTATCTCGTCGCCAGATTTGACCTACAAGGCAGCAGTGTCAGTTACGTGAAAGGCTTCTGGCGATGAATGAGCAGAGCGATTTCTATTATGACCAGCTATTCGCTGCTGCATTCAGCATGCCAGAAGTACGTGAATCGCGTTCTGGAGGCTGGACCTATACGTTTACATGTCCACCACTTGAGTTCACAAATATCACCTTCACGCCAGTTGTGGCACCATCGACACCTATCAACTGGATACGCATGGATATGGGACCCAACGAAGAAACCTTGTACACCATCTCCTATCGTGGTCACATTCCTGTGTATGTTCGTAAGCGAGATCCACGCGCAATACGCCTGCGAAAGATCAAACGTCGCCAGAAACGGGCTGCATATCGTCGCAAGAAAAGAGGATTGGCATGATTGCACCATCACCACAGCAGCAACAACCCAACCAGCAAACCACCGTCCAGTCCCTGGCGCAACAACCAACGCCGCAGGCTGATCTGGAACGTCAGAGGGCAATGCGAGACGCGTGGAAATCTTACCGTGGTGAGTTTGGCGACCCACTCAAGGTTGGTCGTGACCAGCTCAACGACAACGTGATCTCGAACCGGTGTGCGCCAGTGGTGGACAAGGGTGTGTCATTCTTGTTTGGCCAACCACTTAAGATCGAAGCTTCAGACGAAACACCCACTGGCTCCAGTGACATACAGGACTATATCGACGGCTTGTGGGGAGACGATGACGACAAGATGTCGCTGCTCTCTAAATTAGCCATGAATGGCGGCGTATGTGGGCAGGCGTTTATGAAGCTAATACCTCCACAAGGGCAGATGAAGTATCCACGCCTGGTCACGCTCGACCCACAGATTGTGCGCATTGTGACACCTCCTGACGACTGCGATCTTATCCAAGCCTTCATTATTGAGTATCCAGGCCCGAACGACATGCAGTGCAAGCAGATTATAGCCCGTGTTGACCCTGACAACTTGGCTGGCATCGCTGGTGAGTATGACTTGGATGACTCATGGCAGATTGCGAACTTCCAACGCAAGAACAAAAACATTGGTGGTATCAATGCGCAGTGGGAGCAAGTCGGTGAGACCCAAACATGGCCTTATCCATTCCCTCCGATCTTCACCTGCCAGAACCTGCCTAACCCTAACGAGAGTTGGGGTATACCCGATCTTACGCAGGACCTCATCAGGCAGAACCGGGTATTGAACTTCATCCAGTCCAACACTGCCAGAATCATCAAGTACCATGCTCATCCGAAGACGTGGGCCAAGGGTATCGGTAGCACCCAGATACAGATGGCAGTGGATGATCTCACCATCCTGCAATCGGATAGCGCGCAACTGCAAAACCTGGAGATGAGCAGTGATCTCTCTAGCTCGCTCAATTTTGCTGCAACCATTCGCTCAGACATGGATGAGCAGTCGCGTGTGCCAGCGGTCGCGTTGGGTAGGCAGGCAGACTTGCCAAAGGGCAATATCAGCGGTGTGGCGCTGGCTCTCATGTTTCAACCACTCATCGAGAAAACCACGATGAAGAGGCGCAGTTATGGCGCTATGATAAGGCAATTGACACGTGCTGCACTTATTATTGCTGGTTTGATAGATATAGCAGATTATGAGAATTATGCCGTTGATATACACTGGTCGAGTCTATTGCCCAATGATGACCTACAAGCGGCACAAACTGCACTTATACTTCAACAGCTTGGCGCATCGACTTCTACCCTGCTTTCTGGATTGGGACTGGACCCAGAGAATGAAGCACAGAAGGTTGAAAAGGAGCAAGCCAGACAGGTACAGAACTATAGTCGTGGCGTTGGGTTGCCACCTGCACAACCACAATTGCCAGGCACAGCACCCACTGAAGCGACGGTACAACCACAGCAGCAGCAAGGAGGGCAGTAGGTGAGCACCATAGCTGAAGCCAGATGGCAACCTGTCATCCTTATGCTGAACAAACGTCTGGAGTGCTCATGTGGTGCACTGGCAACCATTGTCACAGGCACGATACCCGACGAGCAGGATGATATTGTGCTCAAAGACGTGGACTCATGGTGCCAGGACTGCTTTAACAAGGCATCACAAGATGAATGGGAAAGGCAACAGGAGGAGCAAGCGGAGTGAACACATACCACAGAACAAAGTCAGCACATGGACTTGCCAGCAATGAAATCGACAAAGCTATAGACCGAGCATTGAAGGAACTTACAGAGGAGCATGGGCCGGTGATACTGCTCAATACATCAATGGCAATGGAGCGTGATCTCCTCTTTGTGACAGTCATTGCAAGTCCTGCTAATGCAGACGACACGCTGAATCGAATAGCCAATCAACTGCGTTATCAAACCGGTTCGCAGCAGGGGTTGTCATGAGCAATAATAATCAACCATCCTGGACTGATGAGCAGTTGCAAGCTCAATTGGATGAATGGACGACTGAGATTGCGCAAGGTGGTGTGCCAGATATGACCTTGATAGGATCGCTCAACTTTGAAACGAAGTTGTTACAGTACACCCTGCAATTTGACTTGAACAGAATACAACTCAGCAAAAACCAATCTGAGCACGTGATCATTTGGAGAGACAAACATTACGAACAATGCGAGCGTAACCGCCTGTCCAGTGAGTTACGAAATACACACTTTGCTGGGTTTGCTAAGTCTGTTGTTGATGAACTGCTTTCTCTTGAGGCACTGAGCGATCTGGAGATGATTGTTAGTGACTGGGAGGATAGAGGGCTTGCCCCAATGAGAGACATCATAGCACGTCGCGCCTTTGACCTCTTGATGCATGCCATTGGCAACCTGGACGGCAGTGTGTTGGATTTATCAGCGTCAAACGAACAGGTGGTCCAAGAGATACCCGATATGCCAGTGTTACCAGAGGAGAAGGGATGAGCACAACCAGTCGTATCCAGCAGGTCACAATGAAATTCAGGGCGCAACTGCTCGCTCACGAAGCAACAGCAGAGCGTGTCCTGAATAATGCTCACCTGCACACGCTGGCCGCAATCAAACCTGCCCTGGACAAACTGATGCAGGACATAGCCACTGCACAGCAGAACGGTGAGACAGTGCCTGCATCTTTTCTCTATGAGCGTAACCGTCTTCAGACACTCCGACAACTTATACAGCACCAGATCGATCACTACTCAGCCCTGGCACAAATGCAAGCAGGCCAAATGCAGCATACAGCGGTGCAGTTGGGTCAGCAGGCAGGGATGCAGCAACTACAGGCGACGGTTCCCACTGGGGTCAAGTATTCATTCGGTGTGCCTCATCCCGCCGCTATTGCTAACATCGTGGGTGTCACGCAAGCAGGGTCGCCACTTGCTGATCTGTTCAACGGATTTGGCGAAGAGGCGGCAAATGGAGCGGCTAAAGCGCTCATCAGTGGCGTATCAATGGGCAGCAATCCGAGGGCTATTGCGCGTGATGTAGAGGACGCGTTGGGTGTGTCTCGTGCTCGTGCTCTGACAATATGCCGTACTGAATCCTTACGCGCATACAGATCAAGCCAGTTAGAAACATATCGGGCAAATGATGATACATTGTCACAATGGGTATGGGTTGCTGCACTATCACCTAGAACGTGTGCAGCATGTATAGCCATGAATGGCACAAAGCACCCTCTTACAGAGGAGATGCAGAGTCACCCGAACTGCCGTTGCACACCTGTTCCGCTTACGAAGTCTTGGGACGAGATACTTGGCCCATTAGGCATCGATGCGAGTGACATCCCAGACACTCAACCCACATTCCAGAGTGGTTCTGAGTGGCTAGATGAGCAGGATGAGGCGACGCAGCGTGAAGTGCTCGGCAATCTCTATGATGGCTGGGCAAATGGCGACTTCACGCTCAATGATGTAGTGAAACATTCGTATGATGCTGATTGGGGACACTCCATATCAGTTAAACCATTAAAGGCATTGGTGTAAAACATGAGAAAACACATCACACTACGCAACATTATCGACAACACAACCGAGGAAGACGCCATAGACCAGACGATAGATCGCGCGCTGGCTCAACTCTCACAAGAGGCAGGCGTCGCGATGGATCTGGTCTCCGCGAGCACATTCTATCGGCGTGATGGATTGGGCTTCGTGACCGTGGTTGCAGAGCAGTCTGCGCAGGCACCAGTGGAGACACAACCACAACCACAGACTCAGCCAATCAACTGGAATGAGACACAGCAGTGAGTGGTGGTCATTGGGATTATCTCGCACACAAATTGGGCGAGCGTGCCGAGTATGCAGGCGAAGTCTGGGAACTTCTAGCGGCTATCGAGCATGAGCTTGATTGGGGTCTCAGCGGTGACACCTGCTACGAATGTGCCAAGATCCGCACTATTCGGGCTCTTGAGTCCTTCTTTGATAGTGGCGCATCGCTTATCACGACTGCTATTCGCCTGCTGAAAAGTAGCGAGCCTGAGTGTGAGCAATGCAAAGCGAGAATGGAACCGGTCAAAAAAACATCGTCTATAAGCTCTACATTAACTCTGACAGTTGATATGGGTGGACGTAGATATCATGGGGTATTGGAACAGGAGAATTAAGACCATGAACGAAGACCAACGACAACGAATTGAGCACAATTTTACCTATCATGCGCCCAAACCAGGGCAACCAGAACGCTATCAGGCCATTCGTGAGAAGTGCAAAGAGTTAGCACTGCTCATTGCGGAGAGTACACAACCATCACGAGAGCAGTCCTTGGCACTCACGAAGCTGGAAGAGTGTTCATTCTGGACTAATGCAGGCATAGCGCGTAACGAATAGCAAGCAAAGAAAGAGGTAACAAGATGGGTGGTCGTCCTAACCCTGGAACTCCTAAAGATATGAGGCTGAAGGCCAACAATCCCAACGCAGGCAAGCCCAAAGCAGCAGCACCCAAGCCAGCGCTACCAACCAAGCCTACTGCACCAAAGAAAGGCGGGAAATAACCGATGGCAACCATCACGAACAGCATAGCAGAGGACGGGTCAGGCAAACCAGGAATAGGAGTGTACGATCCATCCTCACACACCATGGTGACGGCACAGGCTGGTACAGTCTCAACTGACGCCACAACTGGTATACAGTACGCTCCTGTTGCTACATCTGGCGGCAGTGGCAGTTCTGACGTGGCCATACATGACAATGGCACACCTGCTAATCATTTGGCTATCGATGCTGCTGGCAAGA